CGTGCTACGCGTCTTACGGCGCAACGTCTGTTGAAAAGGCACTGTTTGATGCACTTGGCACTGGTACCACAACCGTTGTGATTTCACCTGCTGGACCATCAGAAGGCCCAACTAACCCTGAGTACATAGTCAGCAATACGATGATGTCATCGTTTCAGCCTGTCAATGGTTCTTACGGAGAATTGTCAATGTTTGAAATCACCTTCACTGGTGGCACATTCGCTCGAGACATCACCCCCTAATCGCTAAAAAAGAAAGCAGCCGACAATGCAACTAACACTGCAAATAGACCTGGGCAACGGCCCAGTCATAGTCAAAACCAATTTGATGGTCATCGTCAATTGGGAACGCAAATACAAACGCAAAGCCAGCGAAATATCTAACAGCGGTATCGGTGTTGAGGACTTAGCCTTCATGGCTCACGAAGCAGCAAAGATTGCTGGCATTGGTCAACTTCCTTTAATGCTTGATGATTTCATTAAGCAGCTGGTATCGCTTGAGGTAGTGGACGGTGAAAGCCCAAACCCTACCGAGGCGGCACCTTCCGATATTCTCTAGCTTCACTGCTAGTTGAAACAGGATTTTGGCCGCCCGATATTCCATTTGACATACCCGACTTGGCTACCTGCATTAGTATCATTAACGAGTCGAGGAAAAAACAAAAATGAGCGCCACAGTTAGCACAGAGATTTACGGACTCAAGGCAGCTCTGGCTGAGCTTGGCAAACTTGACAGTAAAAGCAAGTTTAAAGCTACGGCTAAAATTAAAGCTGCTGGTGCAGAAATGGTTGCTGAGGTTGGCCGTCGCTACCCAGATGACAAGCCCCCATTATCAGGCATGACGCCATCTAAAAAAGGTGGAACGCGTTTAGCTTATGACGCCAAAAAGGTACGCAAGGGTGTAACTATCCAGGTGGGTGGCCGCGCTAAGAATGGCAATGTTCCTTTGGTGACGTTGATACAAAAAAACGCTGGCGGTGCTTTTTTTGATATGGCTGGATTGCGTAATGATGGTTCACAGGTAGTTCAGGATTTGGACGGCCGTTTTGGCAAAGCTCAGCGAGGTATGTGGCGCGCTAGCAAATACATTTATGGCCAAGCGACACAGGACATTCTTGCTGCTATTGAAGAAGTTATGAAATCCGTTAATAGAAATTTGGTGCAGTAATGGCTGTATTTATTCCAATTATTAGCGAATTTGACTCAAAAGGAATTGACAAAGCCAAACGTGAATTTCAGAGTCTCGAGGGCGTTGGTGCCAAAAGTGCCTATGCCATTAAGAAAGCAGCCGTACCTGCAGCCGCCGCTATCGCTGGTTTAGGCGTTGCGTTATTTGATGCCACTAAAGACGCCATAGCCGATGACGCTGCACAGGCAAAACTAGCCCTGACAATGCGTAACACTACTGGCGCTACTGATGCCCAAATTACAGCAACAGAAAAATGGATTAGCCAGCAAGGTAAAGCACTGGGTGTCACCGATGATGAGCTACGCCCTGCACTGGGCCGTTTAATGTCCCAGACTCACGACGTCACAAAAGCACAGCAGCTTATGTCTATTGCTATGGACGTGGCCCAGGGAACAGGAAAAAGCCTCAGCACTGTCACAGAGGCCATGGCTAAGGCTGCCGCTGGTTCCACCACTGCACTTGGCAAGCTTTCACCAGAGTTAAAGCAAATGGAAAAAGACGGTGCATCAGCCGATGAAATGATGGCTGCACTTGCTGGAACATTCCAAGACCAGGCAAGCATCGCTGCTGGTACAGCACAGGGACAGTTTCAACGTTTAGGTGTTGCCCTGGCTGAAACTAAGGAAAGTATCGGTGCTGCATTACTTCCTGCTATCGAAGCTGTTTTGCCTTACCTAACAAAAATGGGTGACTGGGCAGCTGAACACCCACAAATTCTGTTAGCTATTGGTATTGCTATTGGCACCATTGCTGCAGCCATTGTTGCAGTCAATATCGCGATGGCCCTAAACCCATTCAGCATGATTGCAATAGCCGTAGTTGCTTTAGGCGCGCTGCTGGTCGTGGCCTACAAAAAGTTTGAGCCATTTAAAACTGTTGTAGATGCAGTATTTGGCGGCATTAAATTTTGGATTAACGAAGTAACTATCCCAGCGTTTAAAGCCATGTACACAGTTGCTAAAACAATTTTTAACGGCATAGCCACAATCTGGAATAACACTTTCGGCAAGCTGTCATTTAGTATTCCTTCCTGGGTGCCAGGCATTGGCGGTAAAGGATTTGAAGTACCTAACATTCCGATGTTGGCTGACGGTGGAATTGTTACTAGCCCTACCCTGGCGTTAATTGGTGAGAGCGGAAGTGAAGCTGTAATCCCATTATCTAAAATGGGCCAAATGGGTGGCACTGGTGACAGTATCACTATTAACGTAAATGGTGCAGACCCTCAAGCAGTAGTAGATGCTTTGCGTCGTTACCAACGCCAAAATGGGTTTGTGCCTATCACGGTTGGTGTCTAATGCCTACATGGGATTGGCGCGTATCGTTTGCAACTAGCACAACTTTTACAACGTTGCCAAGCGTTCAACAAATATCTATATCTAATGGCAGACGCAGGCAAATTGACGACTACGGCGTTGACCAGCTAACAGTTGAAAGTTTGTTCCCATCAGCCTGGACAGTGACACCCAAATTAGGTGACAACATAATTGCGTGGGTTTACACCACTGCATACCCTGCATACCCGACTTACAACTATTGGAAGATGTTTCAAGGTCGCATCACAAATGTTGATATTAAGTACGGCATGGTCACTAATCAGGATTCGGTCACCATCACTGCTGAGGGCTTACAGGCTGACCTAGGGCGAACACAAATTAACGGTTATTCAGTAGCCAGCGGATTAACTGGTTTACAGGTTTTTAGCACAGCCAATTCTGTTGGTGTTTATGTTGGTAACACATCGTCATTATCAACAGGCTCAGCCCAGACTTATACAGGCAACCTAAAAGCGTTTGTAGATACAGAAGTACGAACAGAACAGGGAAGGCTTAGGTCAACGCCTACTGCGCCAACAGCTCTGGACATGGGCACACTAGACTTTGTAGGCCGTGGCTCATTGTTCTATGGCCCTACGCCAACACCCGAATGGTCTGACGGCACCCTGTCAAGCACCACTAACTACAAGTACCAGCAAGTAAAATTTAAAAGCGCGTCAGAGGATTACTACAACTCAGTCACTGTCCAGCCTTTAGGCCTGGCGTCACAAACCAGCACCAGTGGCACCACACCCATTTATTCCTATGTCCCTGATTCTTATGACGTCAGCACGTCACAAGCTTTATCGCTTGCCCAGTATCTACGGTTCAAGTACGACACCACCACAGGAACCCCACGGGAACTGGGTTTCACCATAAGCCAACAATCCGCAGCTGACGCTGTGTGGTTCCTGAACTTAATTAGCAATTTCTTGGGCTTAAAGATTCAGATTGTGTTGCGTGGTGTTCGGTATTACTGCGTGGTTGAGGGTGTCAATATCAGCGCCACGCCTGACGATACGCGGATACTGTTTTCAGTCTCAAGCAACGAGACTAATGACTATCTCATTCTCGATGATTCTGTTTATGGCAGACTTGATTACAACAGATTAGGATATTAACTATGGCAGTTTCACCCAATACCGACTTTTCCACTGGGCAGGTTTTGACCGCGTCCCAGCAGAATAATTTCCCTCGTGGCGTTATGGGCTACGCAAAATCAACTGCAGACGCAAGCATTGGCTCAACTACTGCCGATGTTTCGGGAATGTCAGTTACTTTTACAGCGGTTGCTAACCGTCTGTATCGGGCAACTTTTGAATGTTTTTACTCAGTAAACGCTCCATCACAAAACCAGTTTTTTATTACCGACGGCTCAAACAATATGGTTGACCAGATTTATCAAGATTCAAATTTATTGTTTTGCCCCATGTCCTTAATTTATATTTTTACAACTACTGCTGGTAGCAAAACTTACAAGGTAAGAGCAACGACAAGCACAGGCACAATGACTATTTACGGCGCTACTTCTGCCAACCGTAGTTATTCATTTGTCGTTGAGGACTTAGGCCCAGCGTAATGAAACGCCTACTGCTAATTAGCGCCACCCTCATAACCCTCACAAGCTGCGCAGACCGTTTCCGCTACCCATGCCAAGACCCAGCCAACACCAACAAACAAGAATGCCAATGCAACCAAGAGCCACGCACCAAAAACAAAGCCCTAGGCGCTGTTGAGTCAGCCGTAACGACCACCACCCTTAAAGAGATTTTAGGATTTGACTGCTAATGAAACTACGGCCACGACTCACCAACGAAGAAATAAAAGCACGTCTAATTCTTGTCGTAGGCATCGGACTAACCATTGTCTTTGTCATGTCAATTTGCTTCATGCTTTACGGCACTTTATTCGTAACGCAGCCACGCACAATGAGCGAAGCAGACGCGGAAATCTTTAGTCTCTTAAGCCCACTTTTAATGTCGTTATCAGGCGGTCTGCTCGGAATGCTTGCCGCTAACGGCCTTAAAGACAAACCACCAACACCATGAGCAAATACACAGGAACATCTGATGGTGTAGCAGAAGGTAAGCGACCAGGCACAGAACGATTTGTGCAGCTTTGCAATCGGCGCTGGGAATTTGTAAATCTTGGCACCTGGGTAGTGCGCGACATTAAAGGCAAGCCAGGCACTATGTCTGTGCACTCAACAGCTCGAGCGCTTGACACTTCCTACGGTAAAGATAAAGCATCAGGCCTGCAAGCCATTAACTGGTTTGTCAAATATGCAGCTGAATTGGGCTTAGAAGAGGTACATGACTATTCAGGTATTACCAAAAAGGGCTGTGAGACGTGGGGCCGTGGCTGGCGCATCGGCAGGGGTTGGAAAGACTGGACCAAAGACGACAACGGCGGCTCACAAAAAGCCACGTGGATACACGTTGAGTTGGCACCCAAGTACGCTGACATGTCTGGTGATGACTACGAAAACAAGGTTTGGCGTACTGTTCCTAAGCCATAGGGATTCCTACACTGTTTGAGCGGTGCTAGGGCTAGGTGGTGGGTACTTTGTTTCCATTGGGTATCCACCACCGACTTTCTAAATTGTGTAAAGTAACCCAAGCCACTCAAATGGCAGAAAGTCAGAGGAAACATGACAAAACTAACTAACGGCTACGAACCACGATTTGACTTTGCAGTTGATTTGGCTTACGGCAAAGCAGGCGAAGCCGAACTAGTTGAATTTTTTAACGCTGTACAAGGCGCTCAGATAGAAGTTAAATCTGACCGCTATCGCAATGGCAGAATGGCCGTGGAAACCCAGCAGAAGCCGTTAGGGCGTGACTGGCAGGACTCTGGCATTAACGTGACTACAGCAGCTTGGTGGGCGTATCGTCTTGCGCCAGGTGCTTTTACTTTGGTGTCAGTACCCAGGCTTAAAAAGTATTTACGCATGAACCGCGACTTGCTACAGAAGCGTGATTTTGCTGCTGGCTCTGACAATCCTTCCAGGGGCTTTGTGCTGATGCCTGACCAGGTGCAGGAACTAATGACTAGCGAATGGTACGACCAATGACCGATACACAGTTTATTTACAGCTTTATTATGG